CTATTACCTCTTCTGCCCAAACTTCATCTGGTGCCCATACTACGCCAGACTGAAATAATGGTGCTACAGCATTAACTCTGCTCAACTTATCATTGCCTTTAGAAGGTGTAAAGTTGATAACAGGAATACCACGCATTCGAAGTTCTTGCGTTAACGGCATACCTGTGGCTTTTGCTTCAATGACCACGGACTCCGGTTCCCAATACTTGTAACTATCATAAGCAATCTCTTTCATCTCAGGAAAGTCCCATCTGCCTTTTTTCATATCAAGCAAAATTATATTAGGTGTTCTTTCGTCAGGCATGAAAATACCCCAAGTAGTGATAGCGGAGTAGTCGGCGGTTTCTTTTTTACTAAATGCAGTATCATAAGATTGTATCACGTGCATCAAACCAGGCATCTGTGACTTCTCCCACGTTTGCCACCACTCACGTTTGATAATAGCTCCTTCTTCTGCTGTAGGATTTTGTTGCCACTGTGCATTCCATTTTGCAACAGAGATGGATGCTTTGACAGATTCTAATTCTTCTTTTTGCCAATACTCTGGCCACACTGGTTTATCAGAAGGTAAGATCGCCGGAAACTCTATAATCTCCCATTGGTCCGCTTTCGGTTGTCCTTGGGCCTTGATCAATTCTCCGGTGATATCTTTTGTATTCCAACGAGTCATGACAATCACAATAGAACCACCAGGCTGCAAACGTTGACGAGGACCTGATGAATACCACTCCCACGCATTCTCTAATGCTGTTGCACTGAGTGCATCTTGTTCTGAGTGTGGGTCGTCGATAATTAACAGATCAGCACCACGACCGGTTATTGCTCCACCGACACCGGCAGAGAAGTATTCGCCACCTGAGTTTGTTTCCCAACGACCTGCTGCCTTAGAGTCCGCCGATAATTCCATGCCTGGAAAAATATTTTGGTAATCTTGTGTGTCGATTAAGTTTCTAACTTTACGGCCAAAGCGTTGTGCTAATTCTGCCGTGTGTGATGTTTGAATGATCTTGAGTCGTGGTTCACGGCCCATCATCCATGCAGGAAATAGGTATGAAGCAAATTCAGACTTTGTATGTCGAGGAGGCATATTAACAATAAGTCTCTTGATATCCTTGTTGGCGATAGCCTCAAATTTTTTAGCAATAATTTTATGGTGATTTCCGGCAATAAACTCTGGCCATACAGATCTAACAAACAATAAGAAATCATCCTTTTGTTTGCCTTGTAATTCTAAAATTTTTTTTCTGAGTAAGAGTTTCTTTAGGGCTTCTTCTTGCTCAAAAGGGGTTAGCCCCTCTATGTTCATTCCCATTGAGTTTTTATATCAAATTGGGTCCCCTTTTCAAAAGTATTTTGTGGAGGTTGTGTATGTGCAAAACTTGACTTTGTGCTGTTCTAGCAAGCAACCGCGCAACGCAGGGGGGTGGCGTGGGCAAAAAAACGGAGTTTGAGTTTTGGAAATTTTTGGGACTACTAGATATAGTATGTCAGTTGTAATATAGATACTATAATTTGTGGGATCTGAACAAGATGGTAATTGCATCAGGCATAAAAAAACCACCACCTGTGAGAACAGGTGGTGGTTAAAATGCTGGTATTAATTACTGGCTATTGATTAAATTATTTAGTTTTTCAATAACTGTAGTTGATACATCAGTTTGTTGATTTGTTGGCTTGTTAGATAAGACTGATACAAGAACCCTAGCCAAGTCTTGCTTTGACATTTGGTTATTGGTTAGCCAAGTTAATAGAACACTCTCAAGAGTATTAGAATAAACCCAACCAAGCAAATCATTTTGCCAATTAATATTAGTGTTGTTATCATTTTGATTTACCTCTGTATTGGCATTTTGAGTTGGTAAGTTTAAGAGTTGTAATAAGTTATCGTTTGGCATTACAACACCACCTTATCTTGATAGTTTGGTATTAAGTTCATAACATTAGAACGTAAGATACTATCTTTACATTTCTTTTGTTGCTTAATACTTGATATTAAAGGCTTTGGAGTAAACACGTTAATAGTCTGTTCACTACAAAACATTTCTTTCATTTGGTCATCAGTAAAACCAAACTTGTCTTTAATAAAAGTAGTCATCTTACTTTGAGATAAACCACCTTGACGCTTCTTATGTGAGAATTGAAACTCATCACCCAATAAGAAACCATGATACTTGCCACTCATAAAGGCAAGTTCTTTACGACAGCTTTCCTGCCATTCCTTAACAAAGATAGATTTAAGAATTGACAACCTAGCGTAGTCGTCAATCTTATTTCTGTCTTCTTTACTTATATTCTGCATATTAGCATTCTCTCTTTCTATACTATTTAAAGTATGTTTCCATTATGCATATATCCTAACTAATTGGAACATTTAAATATAAGAAAAAAATCTTTTCTGTGGATAACTATTTTCTTCTAAAAACAAGATTGGCGTTAGCCTCAAAATTTTTTTTTCTTGATTTTTTTTCTCGCGGTCGCGAGCGGGCATTTCCTATACTAGGAAACCGAATCAGCGTGGGGTCGGACTTAAGGGATTTTTCAAAGGATTTAAATTAGATGATTCTTCTGCCAGAGAAGACGATCGCGAGCCCCGCTCCTAAATTCTATATTAGGAGGCCGGATCCACGTGGGGTCCGACCTAAAGGATTTTTGAACCAAGGTCCCAAGCTTCAGCCCAGAGACCAAACAGGAGGAAACCTGTTACAGCAGCCAGTGCCTGCCATCTGGAAACACCGAACAACAGCATATAAACGCCGAAAAATATAGCTTCTAACATATCTTCTTCCTTTCTCAGGAGCTCCCTGGAAGAGCTACTGGTTATAATATGGTGATTCAGGAATCAAAAGTCAAGTAAAATCAACCTTTTTTTATTGACCTCGCAGGAAATTTACCCGCGAGCGCGCCGGGGAACTTCTATACTAGGGTATACTATTAACGTGGGGTCAGGACTCAGGGATTTTTGTTCAGGATTTTTACTTGACCTGCCTGGGAGCTGGGCCCGGTAAACTTTTACCATAACCCGTGAAAATAATTTGGGGGTCCACCATTAAGGACTTTTGTATCTCGGACCAGGGAAGAGGATCTTCGAAGCATGCAACATGGCTCTTGGACTTGAAACCAACCTTCGACGCTTCTTCGACCAGGTGTCCTGGAAAAATTTTCAAGGCTCTCTTAGAGAGGCTTCTGACAAGTATATAATTGGGTATGTTGTACTCAGACAGCTTAAGATTTATAGCAACCTGCAGTGGAGACAGTCCAATCTTGTTAATTGATGTACACTTCATTTCTGCCCAAAATGTGCCAGGCAATCCTGTTTGCTCATGCTCGTATAAACCATATAAATCAGGCAATCCTGGCGTGGACCAAGAGTCAATTTTTAAGAAGTGTATTTTATCACAGTTGCTTCTAAAATTTGCAACGAATCTTCCCTCAGGTTTCCTCATCTGTTCCTTTAAATCTTCCTTTCTCGTCTCTACCTTCGTTTTGTTTTTTCAACCAAGCAGCTCTATCTATCTGTACTCTGCAATCTCCATTATCAAAAACATACAATAATTTTACTCCTAGTTCTTTTTGTTCTGCTGTTAGCTTTCTATTAATCATTTGCTTAGAGCCAAGAGTATCTTTGTTGTTTCTAAATCCTGCTAGCTTCACATCAAATAATTCAACATGCCCAAGATCATCAATGGCAACAAGATCGATAGGACCTGTGCCAAAAACATTGCTATAAACATAATAGCCTTTTTCGGATAACCACAGTATAGCTCGTTGATGTGCCCAATTACCCTTGAGATGTTTGTCGTTCGTCACCATCGATTATCACTGGCTTTGCAGAGTCTCCTGATAATCTGTTTTCCAATTCGTTAATTTTTGCATCGACTTCCTCCATGCTCATACTGTCAATAGTACCGTATTTAATTTCTTTTTTGTCAATATAAAGACCTGCCACTTGGCCTCTGTTTTTTTCTGCAACAACTGCAGCGTTCCAGTTACCTGCCTCTTCTGCTTTTGCAGATAGTTCGTACATTCTTTTCAAATGCTTGTCATAGCTTACCTCATATTTTCTGTAAAATTGAACCCTGTAATGATTTATCGCTTCCACCACTTTTGGAAAGCTCTTGGGGTTTTGCATATTACTAGCCTGTTGTCTTGCGGTCTTCTCTGAAAAACCACATTCAATTGCAATTTGCGTTGCTGTCTTTCTACCTTCATACAATACAATAAGCTGTGCGAACTTAGCTTGTTTAGGTGTTAATCCTGGAAAGTGATCAAATCGTTCTTGTAAGGTAGCTGTAACGTCTGTAACGTGAGAGTTTGTCATTTGAGTACACTCTAAGTTAAAATTAGCCTATATCAATACATAAAATATCCCAACGTAACGTTACATTTGACCTTCACGTTACACCCACGTAACACCCTAAAACACCCGATAAATAACATTAATAGTAGTATATTAATAATGTTACGTAACATTTCGTCTAATTTATTTTTTTATTTTTGTATTTATATTTATAATACTATATGCACACGTTACACTGCAGGCTTTAAAGAGCAAAAGCTTGTAAGGTAAACGTTTCCCATTGGCTTGATATCATTATAAATCTTTGCAGCGTCTTGATTACATTGAATCATGGTATCATATGATCCCTGGTCCAAGATCAGTTGTTGACAAGTATTTTGCAATGATATGTTGGGGTCATTAACACATAGCCATACTATTAAAAAATATTTCATGTTTCCAATATGCAATTAATCCTATATTATTGCAACGAGATTCGTGAGCGCGTTCCTCCTAACGAATATTCAAGTGTCTCCGCAAGATGATACAGTCTGTTCACGAATCTCAAAAAGAATGAATAACTCAAATGATATAACAATCACTATTCAAGATAGTGAGACAAAAGAAAAAGTATCTTTGAACTTAATAGGTTACGCTATTACTATTAGAAAAATTTTAGAAATGATAAAAAGGATATTATGAAACATAATTACTTTACGATACCAGGATGGTTCAACATGCATGAACCTTATGATCAACTATTAAATACCTGTGAAGACGGTGATGAGATTTTAGAGATAGGACCTTTTATGGGAAGATCAACATCTTACCTGGCAACCAACATTATTAATTCAGGAAAAAAAGTTCACGTCTACGCTTTAGATACTTTTGAAGGGAGCTCTGAACATGCAGAACTAAAACTCGGGTTAGAAGGATATTACGATACATTTTTAAAAAACTGTCAAAGATTTATAGATAAGGGAGTGTTGACTCCGATCAAATGTAGATCTGATGAAGCTAACACATTAGCAAGATTTGCAGATAAACACTTTCAAGGAATAATTATAGACGGAGCACACGAGTATGAAGCAGTCATGGACGATATACTTAACTGGTGGCCCAAGCTTAAAGACGGCGGGTCCATGGTCGGTGATGACATGTCTTTGTCTTCTGTACAACAAGCCGTGCAAGATACTTTTGGTAAAAATTTATGTGTCGATAGTAGTAGAATAGACTACAACCAAGGGTATGAACAATGGTTTAGTGTATCAAAAAAAACAGAAAGTCCTTTGTGTTTCAAATTAGTGCCTGGAAAAAATACCTTAACGAAATGAAATTTAACCTGAAGACTACGCCGATTGTGATAGTCCGATGGAAAGATGCAACCGAGCCTTTTTCCGGGTGGGTTGAGTTTAAAGATATTATAAAAAAGACAGCAGCTGGTTGTTTTTCAATTGGCTGGCTAGTTAAAGATACCGAAGACGAAATAACCTTAATGGCAGACTGGTGTGACGACGATTCTCAAGAAGGAGGAAGGGTTGCAATTATTCCCAAAGGTATGGTACAAGAGACTAAGTATTTAAAATACCATGAGGCTAAAAAATATAATTAATAACCTTAAGGTGTATGAACAGCAGACCGATTCTTTACTAGGTCACGACATGATCTACGAAGTGGAATACAAGGATGGTTCAAAAGAACGTTTCAACCATCGTGAGTGGAATCAAATCGTAGCAAATGGAAAAGACTTTTGGGAAAGGCACTTAAAGAATAAATACTTTGAACAGGGACACGAAGGCCTATATTAGGCCCCGCTATCCTCTTCTGAGTCTGTTGAATCATCATCGCACTGACAGTGCTTTACAGCTAGTAATTCATTGTGTAGGTAAGCTATCGCTGCCAACGCTCCCTCATATTTTTCTTGTAATTCGTCCATATTGACCTCCTTTTTACGCGAACGATCAATATATAAAATTACAATCCCAACAGCAAATAATCTTTGCTATTGACATTTTAATGTTTCGTGATCCGTGAGTCGTCTTCCTTAATCATCTCTTTCAACCAGTCTGGAGCCTGCTTTCGTATCGCTATTTCAATCATATTTCTCAGTTTCATCTTTTCTATTTCATCACCGTCCGTGGCTTTATCTACCCTGTCCGATTGTAGAAATTTTTCTATCGTCTCATTAATTTCTTTTTTAGTCATTGTGCTACCTTTCTTAAAGATGTCTCTCCATCAGTCACACCACGTGCCTGTGTTACGAGGCTAAAGACCAGGTGTCGACCCTTTGGATTAGGGTGGGATTGATAATCCGATGACAAGACTATCTCACTTCACACTCTTTTCCAAACTTTTTATATATTTTTCTAACGCAAGAACTGCCTCAGTCACATTACTGTGAGCAATATCTTTTGTTATGTAGTCTTTGACAATTTGCATTGCCTGGCTACCGGTCATGAGCATTTTGAACATGTTCTCTCCTTTCCGGCCTCGCCAATCCACGCCTCACAACACCATGCCCCAATCTACCTGTCCTTTCCACGCCTGCCTAAACACACCTTGCTACCACCAGAACGTACCCGACCTCAACACGCCTGCCTCGACATACCAATAACACTCCTCACCTGAACGCACCTCACCCCGCCTGCCGCAACAAAACCGACCATACCTCGCTCAAACTTACCACGCCTGCCTTTCCACAACGGTCCACGACGCACCTTACCCCGCAATACCTGACCGTACCTGCCAAAAATGGACTCGTGGGCGAGATTCGAACTCGCATGATCGCAGTTGCAGTGCGATGCATAGCCTTTCTGCCACCACGAGTTATACAGGTTCGGGGTCGTCATGCTCCAAGTCATCAATGCTAGAGAGTAAGTCTTCTAACTGTAAAACAATAGAATTCATCTCATCTTTCTGTTCACTGGTGGCTACGTTTACACTTCGTGAAGCATTGTTCATAGCTATCAAAGCATCTTCAACATGATCATACAGTTCTCTTACTCTGTCGACCCACTCTTGATAATATTCGTCACTACTTGCCATTTATTTCTCCTGTTGGTAAATACAAAGGTACTCTAATCCATCCTTTTTTCTCTAACAATATTTTAATTATATGGTTATAATTATACTTTTTCATAGTTCTCCTTTCTCTATATGTGGTGTTGCAAAAATGCAACACCACTACATCTAGTATGCCTGTTACGCTGCATACTTATCGATGATACGTTGAGCCTCAGAAAAAAATTTATGAAGTTCTTGTAGCTCTCCATATTTCTTTCTCCATGTGTTAAGATCTCTAGCAGCCTGTTCCAATATCTGCTGTCGATACTCATCATTGTCCAACGCTATATCCAGTGGAACATAACTACGCTCAGATGTGTCGTCATCTCCGTCAGACGTAGTTACTTTTACACTATGAAAAGCACGAACTGGTTCGTCTACATGCTGCGTGACGACCATGACTGAACCAATTAGCATTCTAGCCTCGTGCAATCGATGCTTCTCCGCAGCTGAAGCATCATCCCACGTGAAGCACTCATGAAGTGGCGAACTCTTTCTTTCTGCCGACTTCACAACTACATGTGGATTGAGGGTCCCGTGCTTGTTAGATATCGCTTCTAGCTCTTCTCCAACAGCCTGAGCGTCCACTGAATATTTTGTTCTACCACTGTTCCTAAATTCATAGGATTGTATTATTTTTCTACGCAACTTTTACCTCCTTCTTTCTTTCGATCTTGGTTACGTTAGTTACTTTGAACATACCAAAGTTACCATTCTTTTGTGGTCTCCATTCTCCAACACCAGATGCAAACCCCGCTACGTTAAATACGTTAATCAATTGTTCAATTGACCAGGCATTAGCATTGTATCGGACAGGAACTTCTGCCTGCCATTCTGTAAACTCACCTCGATATCTGAGATCAGCTGCGCCCATACCAACACGCACCATGTCTTCTCTCATTACAGGCTTACCTTGAATCTTAATTAAGTCACACGGAATGTGAAACGATCCACGAGCCGAGACTTTTGTAAGACCTTCAATGTGAGAGCAAGCGTTAACAGCTGCAGCTTTAAATGCAATCGCAGGGAAACCATAATCTTTACCGTTAGGCATTTGATATAAAGAATCTCTAAAACATTTTTCAGGATCCTTCGCTTCTCTACCAGCAGCTTTAGATATCTTCATCTGCTTGTCTCTTATTTCTTGTTTAGCCTTTTCAGACCACTTGTTACATATTAAAGGTGAGTCACCTTTTAATGTTATAATACAGTCCTGTAATACTACGCCTGGGACTGTGATATTGTCAGGCTCTTTCTTGCTTGTTGGCATTTCTCTCTCCTATTATTCTTTCTTCTGATTCTTTATCGATCAGATATTCTATAAAGCCGGCAACAGATCTATAATCTTTATCGGCCATTGTTCTTAATTTTTTGTAA